GATAGTATGTTACAGAAGTTTTAAAATCTTCATATATTTTTTTTCTAAAATTATCAAATCTACTTAATCCAAAATCTTTTTTAAGTACACTAAAAAAATCATTTCCAAACTTAGAACTCAATGCGGTATCTATTGATTCTAAAAATGTTCCTTCAAATGAATTTAATGAATCTAATATACTTTTTTTATAGTATTTGAAATCTCTTCTTAAATTACCTAAATTACTAAATTCATTATTAGTTTTATTATTAATTGTAGTATTCTTTGTTTTTAAAGGTAATATACGAATTTCTTCTCTTGATGGAGAAATTTCATGTATCCAAACTTTTTCTAAATCATTTTCTGAACCTACTCTATATCTAACAAAGTTCATATTGATTTTAAGAATACCATTTGTAAATCCTAAATCATTAAGAAGTTTTTCTGCATCAATTGCAAGTTCTTTTTGTCCACCTGCATTTGTTACATTGTACATATAGTTTTTAATATCACCCGTTTTAATATAAGCAACATTATTGCCTGTTTTATTTGGTAATAATAAATTATTTACATCGTATATGGATACTTCCATTACATCGTATCTACATTCACCAAAATCAGCTTCCTCTATTTCATTTTTTGATACAATAAATAAATCATCCGCTTGAAGAAATTGTCCTTCATTAGTAGAGTTTGAATTTATACCATCAAAATTTGTATATTT